CTTTCTTTTTGGCCGCTTTGGCGACCATGCTGGCCCGAAGTGCTTTGAGGCGCATGATTTCTTGATCAATGGCTTCGATTTCGGGTGTCATAATTTTGTACTTCTCCATAAATTAGGGCTGCACGGTAACGTGCCAGAGGCCGATCTGTGCTACTGCGTAGCCGAGCCAGATAAGACCGTTCCAAAAATTGTGGTGGATAAACGCTTGGTCCACCGCAACGGCGAAGTAGGCGAAGCCAACGAGGGCGATGAGGACGGCGCTGGTCATTTGTCCCATCCTTCACGCAGGTGGCCGAAGTCCCGGCATTCAGTAACCTCGATGCCGCCAGTGCCGCAGACGCCGCACCGGCCGATATGGTAGGTCGCCACGGAGTTGCCCTCGGGGCGCTTGCCGTGAAGCCGGCCGCACTGGTTGCATATCCAATCGGGATACTGTTTGGGTTTCTTCATAAAAATTCCGTCCCAGTTGCGGCGAAAGAGGGTGCCATTCACCGCACGTGGGGTGTCGCCTTTGCCTGCGCTCATTCGTAAAGCTCCAGTCCTCGGTCTTCGATGTTGCGGAAAATCTCGTTGCGTAGGTTGTAAAGAGCCTTGGCCGCTTCATCATGCAGATCATCGTCGTGCTTGAGATGGCTTCGCATGCTCTCGGCGATTTCGCTCACAACGGCTTTCCATTTCCATCCATCAAGCGCGACCTGATGCTCCTGCTGTTCTTCGGGGATGCTAAATTCCAGGGTGGCTTTCATTTGCGGTCGAGCCTCCGGCGGGCTTCGCGGTAGAGGTATTGGATCAAGTAAGCGCCGGTTTCTTCGTCGCTCGCTTCGATGTGCTTTAGGAAGTCCTGTGTGACGTGATAAAGCTCATGGACGAGTGACCCAGTGTCTGTGGCGTCTTCCAGCCAGACGCACGCCCAGTTGCCATTGCAGAGCGCCCAGGCGCACGCAGAGTCGTCCGCGGCGTTGTCTGGGTCGTTGGCGTCCAGCTCCATCATCGCAGCACACCGCCGCAGCGCCGCCGCTTGTGGAGTTCCGGCATAGAACTCCACATGCAGACCGAATGTCTGCTCGCGGACAACGAAGCGGCGGGCGGTGCGTTTCATTAGAAATGTTTCAACGTGTAAAAAGCGTGCAGTCTCTCCTGCTGTCACGCCATTGTAGCCCACGGTTGCGACCCGTAATGCTGGCTGACGTTGCCAAATTGGTCATTGTTAGGCGGCTTTCTTGAGGCGCAGATTCGCGTAGTGCAGGAACAGGCGAGCCTTGAAGACTTCCCAGAACGGCTCCGCGGAGAAGATCCAAGAGACCTCGAAGTCATCCGGGCTCTCCTTGCCGATGCGAACGATGCCGCGGCGCTGGACTTTCATGTCTGGCCGGTTCTCGTTCCAGAGCTGCTCGTAGCCGGCGAGCTGGATCTTGTGGGCGGGCACGATGGCTTTGCTCGTCTTCCAATCCAACAAGACGATCTTGCCGTCACGGTCGCGCGAGGGTGCGTCGATGGTTCCGCCGAAGAGGTATTCCTCGGAGACTAATTGCACCTCGGGCTCGATGACCGTGAAGCCTTCTTCGTCCCACCAGCGACGGAAGTTATTGTAGGCGATGGTCGCTTTTTCGATGTCCGCTGCGGAGAACTCGGAGAGGTCGGGCTCATGATTATGCAGGAAACACTCGATTTTGAAATGGGCAATCGTCCCGATGTCGGCCGCTTTGTCTCGGACCTTCCGGTAGTCTTGCCCCTCCATGCCGAGCTTCCAGGCCCAATGAATTAGGCCGCTGCTGTCCTCGCCGATCTTGGCAATGGTGCTGGCGCCGGGAACGTCGGTGCCGTCTTTCAACGGATACTTCTGGTGAGCGCGGGTCTTTTCAAGGCGGACGATTTTGCGTCCGTCCTCAGTGAAGCGGTCGGGCTCGGCGGGTTTGACCGCCTTAGCCTTGCGCGTGGGTGCCTTGCGTGGTGTTTTGGCTGGCATATGAGTTACCAGTCGATTTCTGCGTCGTCGGTGCCGGTCTTGGCTGCGGGAGCTTTCGCCTCGCTGACATCGAAGCCGTAGGACTCTGCGCTGCCGCCATCGCCCCAAGTGACGAGGTCGTGAATCATCACGGCCTTGGGCTGAAGCGTGATGCCGCAGCCTTTGGTGCCGAGCGGCTTGCCTGGTCCCGGCCAAAAATACGGAACCACCGCAACTTGAATTTTGCTTCCGCCGCCGATGTTGTCAGTGGCTGTGCCATTTTTGGCAAACAGCTTGGGCGCGCGGGATTTCTTTTCGCCCTCCTTGTCAGTCCACGTTGCGTAGACCTTGATTTTGAACTGAACCATGCCGTCGTTTTCTTCCCAGGGCGGCGGCGCGATTGTGAGCTTGTCCTTGCGAATCTCTGCCTTCTTGGAAGCGACAAACTCGCTGAACATTGACTCGATTTCCTTGATGAACGGCTCGGCGTCCTCGGAAGACATTTCAAGAATGACCTTGTAGTCTCCGTCTGGCTTATTTTTATCGGCATACTTTGTGTCGGGCCGATTGAGGTGTGGATAGCGGGCGATGCCCACGGGTGTCGTTATGGTTTTTTGTGCCATGGTGTTTATGTGGTTGGTGTTTGTGTTTGTGTTGGGACTAGAAAATCGGAGCGGCGAAGGATGGTGAGGAAGTCGGACGCGCGCAGAGTGACTAGCCAGTCCTCGCCGGTGCGCTTGTGGGCGACGACCGGGAAGAGCTTGTCCTTGGCGTCGCGGATGGCTTGGGCGATCCAGTCTTTGACTTTGGTCACCTGACAAAATTTGACCTCCCAGTGGATATCGGGGAGACATGGGCAGACAACATCGGGCGAGTCGCCGAGGCCGCTGAACTGCTGGCCGCGGCGGATACCGGAGTCGCCGAATGCTTCGCGCAATTGGTCGCGCCACATGCGTTCGCCGCGGGCTCCCTTCGCGCGACTATTCATTGATCGCCTCCCAGAGTTTCGGTGAAGGCGCGAAGACATCGCCGTCCGTCAGCCGGTTGCCGAGGGCAGCGTTCTCAAAGCGGGTCAGCCGCGGGCGCCAGACCAAGTTGACCTTGCCGGTCGCTCCGGCGCGGTGCTTGGCGATGTGCAGCTCGGCGTCTTGGGGATCAGGCTCTGCCTCTTGGTCGGCGCTGTAGTAGCAGGGGCGGTGCAGCAAGCAGACGAGATCGGCATCTTGCTCGATGCTGCCAGACTCGCGGAGGTCGGACATCTTGGGACGATTGTCGCTGCGGTCTTCGGCCTTGCGGTTGACCTGGGCGGCGGCGACAACCGGCACACCTAGCTCCATGCTCATGGCTTTGAGGCCGCGGGAGACGAAGCCCACTTCGTTCTCGCGGCTTTGGGCGCCGGTGTGGCTGACGAGTTGGAGGTAATCGACGAAGATAATTTTGACACCCCAGCGGCGGACGGCGAGGCGCGCACGGCCGCGGATGTCGAGCATGGTCAATCCACCGCGGTCATCAACGTAGAGCGGCTCGGCAGCGAATTGATCGGCGGCGGTGCTGATGCGGAGCTTGCTGGCGTGATCCAAGAAGCCGTTGCGGATGACTTCGATGTTGGTCTCAGCGCGTCCGAGGACGACGCGGGTGGACAGCTCGTTCGCTGGCATTTCGAGGCTGAAATACAAAGCAGGGACGCCACGGCGGACCATGTTCTCAGCCATGTTGAGCATGAACGCGGATTTGCCCATGGCGGGACGGCCAGCAACGATGGTGAGCTGACCGGGACGAAGACCGCCGGTGATGTAGTCGAATGCCTTGAAGCCGGTCTCGACGCCGAGCTTTTGGCCGGGGGTCATAAGTTTCTCCAACTCGTCCATCATGCTGGGCACGATGGCAGACGCGGGGCGCATACTGTCGGTGCTCTGGCCAAGGGAGAGCGACAAGACGGACTCTCCGGCGTGCTGGAGGACATCGTCCGCGGGTTGCGACATGTCGCTGGCTGCGGCGAGCATGTTCTGCGCGGCGCCCAAGATACTGCGGCGGGCATGGAGATCACGCAGGGTTTGGACGTGGTATTCGACTGCGGCGGGTCCGCCGGCGGACTTGGAGAGAAGGTCGGTGAGGGCGCCGGGTCCGCCGACGAAATCCATACGGCCGTTTGCGGATATGACCTGCGTGACGGCGATGACGTTCGGGACGCCACCGGCGGCGCGGATGTCTCGGATGGTGGCGAAGACCAAGGCGTTCGCTGGGGTGAAGAACAACTCATCGCGCAGGCCGGCGACCTCGTCGATGAGGTTAGGCTCCGACATGAGGCTGCCAATGACGGCGGCTTCGACCTCGGGGGCGTTAGGGATGTGGTGTTGTTTCTTCACGCGAAGGGGTCGTTATTGTTTTCGAGGATCACTATGACACACACCGTCAGCAGGATGAGTACTAGGTAGGTGACGAGCAGCGCGTTCATCGCGGTGTTTGCGCTGGGCAGCGCGGCGTTTGAGCCAGCGGTCGCATGCGGCATCGACCATGAGGAAACTTTGGTAGGCGAAGGGGGAGATCCATAGGTCGGGTGAAGTGGCTGAAATGCTGCGATTGCGTGCCCGGTGGGTGGCGGTGATTTTTGCGGGGTTATCGTCGAGGTCCATGGCACTTAGTAAGGCTGGTGGCGTGCCGTGGTGTGTGTCCAAAAGTGTCCCAGAGTGTCCACATCGAATCAATCATTTTCTTGCTCCCGGTGAAGATTTTTTGGGTCAGTTTGGAGGAGGGCTTCGTGCTTCTCGTCGGAGATTTCCGGCGACAGCGCGGCGCATTTTTGGAGGACGCGCC